AACGTATGGTGGTATGGTGTCGTAGCGGATTAGGTGCACGAACCTATCGGATTAAATAAAACTTAATAAAGAAAACAAATGATTGACTTAAACAAAAAACCGCTATGCACTATACCACGTGTTATGTGCTGGGCGGTTGATAATATGGAACTTCTTAAATCGCAACCTGATGAAAGCGTTGATTTGATTTATAGCGATATACTTTATGGGACGGGTAAAAACTTTGGCGATTACAAAGACTTGAAGCCAATAAAAGAAGATATTGAAAGCCATTATTTGCCACGTATAATTGAAATGCACCGAGTTTTAAAACCGACTGGAAGTATATTTTTACAAATGGATTGGCGAATAAACCATTGGATTAGATGTTTGTTAGATAGGGTTTTTGGTTATGATAATATAGTTAATGAAATTGTTTGGCTATATGGTGCAGGTGGATTTAAAAAAGAATTATTCTGCAATCCTAAACACGATACAATTTACGCTTATAGTAAGACAAACAATTTTACCAATAACAAACTGACTGACAATAAATATGGTGCAAGATTGAAAAGTTGGTGGCAAATAAAATCTATTGCTGATAAAAGCGGTTATTTACAAATAGATGATGAAAAGCCTGTTTATTATAGCCAAAAACCCGAAGAACTAATAAGGCGAATAATATTATTAGCATCAAATAATGGCGATGTAGTAGCCGATTATTATTTAGGTAGTGGAACAACAGCCAAAGTTTGTAAAGAGTTGAATAGGAACTTTATTGGTTGCGATATAAACCCGAAAGCTATTGAAATAACGAAAGCTCGATTAAATGCAGGAAAGTAGCCTTGCACATAACACAAAGCTATCCGCTGCGAAGTGGCGTGATAGCAACTGTTGTGCAATATACTTTTTACAAAAAGTGCAAAAATGTAAAATAGAACATGAAAGACATATCGGGGAGAAGGCAGAGCATAAAGATCATTGGGATAAAGAAGTAGGGTGTGTTTATATTGGTAATAACGTTGTAATAACAGGTCATGTAACAATTGATGCAGGTACACACTTTACAACTGCTATTCAAGATGAGTGTTTTATAATGAAGGGGGTTCATGTCGGCCACGATGCTAAGGTAGGATTTGATGTAACTATTAGCCCTCATGCCATTTTAGGAGGCAGTGTAAGAGTAGGAAGCGAAGCTAATATAGGGATGGGCGCAATAATTCACCAATGGTGTAAAGTAGGGTTTGGGGCTATGGTAGGAATGGGTGCAATAGTTACTAAAAAAAGCAAAATACATCCTTACGGAAAATTTGTAGGCAATCCTGCAAGGTATTTAGGCAGAAACAGAACAGGCGACCACCTGAGCGAAAAAGAATACAACGAAATAATAGAGCAATGGGGAAAAGAGTAGCTATATTAACAGCCATGCACGGCAGACACCAAACTGTTCAGTATTGCTTGAATAAAATGAAAGACTTAGATGTTTTTTTTATTTATGGGTATTCAGATGAAGCGGATGGTGAGTTTTTACGAAGTCAGTCATTGGAAATAGTAACCTATCAAGCAAAGAATAGCCCTTTGTCAGACAAGTTCCAGAAAGGGGTTGAAATTGCAAAAAGCCATGATTTTGACATAGCAATTATGCTTGGTAGTGATGACTACATAGATCAAAAATTTTTAGACTATGTTATCCGGCAGACAGACAAATATGAACACATAGGATTTAAGGATATTTATTTTGAAGAAAAAGGTAGAACGTATTATTGGCCGGGGTACACAAATTATCGAAGAGGTGAGGCATCAGGAGCGGGTAAAACATACACCAGAGAAGCGTTAGAAAAACTTAATTGGACATTATACGACCACAAACAAGATAAAGGTTTAGATCGTGCAGCGCATATGAATGTTGTGAAGGCAAAGTTGAAGAAAAAAATAGCATCAATAAAATCAGAAGGATTAACATTGGTTGATGTGAAGGATGCAGGAAGTTTAACTCCATTGAGTAGGTTTGAAGGGCAATTGGTAAGCAATTAAGGATTAAGACGTGGGCTGTCGTTAAAAAGTCCGTTTTCATTTTTGTTTTGTGTTTTAAGGCGTGTCGAAAGATGCGCCTTTTTGTTATCTAAGATAAAAGTTAGACAAGGCTAAAAATATTCATTATAGTGAACTAACATATATATATTTTAGTTATATTTGTGTATGGGGTTAATCCAACGTTCACTGGACGTAATGAAAAGGGCACTCAGTATTGAGAACCCAAGCACTTCTATTAGTCAATGGATTAATAGCAGGTCTGGTACGTCAAGCGGTCAAGTTGTAACGCCTGATAATGCGTGGGGACTTTCAGTTGTTTACGCATGTGTAAAAATCCTTTCCGAAGATATAGCGAGTTTGCCGTTGTCTGTGTATAAAAAGCAGGAGAATGGCAATATTATAGAAATTGACGATCATAACGCTGATAACCTAATCAGCAAACAGCCTTCCCCACTATACACCCCTTTTGTTTTTCATGAAACATTAATAAGCCATGCGGCAAGTTGGGGGAATGGTTACGCAATCATGCACTCTAACAATAGGGGCGAAATTGAAGAGTTAGAAATATTAGACCCCACCAAGGTTACACCTAAAGTCCAGAATGTAGATGGAAAGCGTAGAGTTTTTTATCACTTGGATGGGCAGAAGCAGCCACTAACAAGCGATGAGGTGTTACACATTCCTGCATTAAGTATGAATGGAATTGAGGGGAAAAGCCCTATTACTGTTCTAAGGGAAACAGTAGGTGAAGCGATGGCGATGGTTGAGCATGGTAACGCCTTTTATGCCAATGGTGCGAAGCTGACAGGAGTAATTGAATACCCTTCTAAGATGACAGAAGAGGGGTTAAAGAATCTTAGGGCAAGTTGGAACAACCTACATACAGGAAGGGATGCACAAGGCACAGCGATATTAGAGGGTGGTGCGACATTTAAGCCCATTTCATTGAAGCCTGAGGATTTACTTTTTATTGAAAATAGAAAGTTCAGCGTGGAAGAAATTGCAAGGGCTTACAGGATTCCACTACACATGCTGAATAGCCTTGATAGAGCAACTTTCAGTAATATAGAACAACAATCAATAGACTACGTTAAAAACTGCCTTACACCTTGGGTTAAGCGAATAGAGGCGGAGTACAATAGAAAACTTTTTACCCCTTCAGAACAAGGGCGTTATTTTGTAAAGTTTGACCTTGAGAGTAGGTTAGAAGGTGATTCAAAAGCACAGGCAGAGTTTTATAGCAGGATGTTCCAGATTGGGGTGTACAGCCAAAATGATGTCAGACAGAAATTGGGTCACAATCCTATTGAGGGTGGTGATGAGTATTATGTAGCAGTAAATTTATCGACAGATGAGCAAAGAGATACGAATAACGACAGCGCACCTGCGTAGAGCAGAGGGTGAGGAAGGTACTATAAGAGGAATGGCAGCGAGAGTTGGTAAGGGGTATAACATGGGTTGGTTTGAAGAACGCATTGAGCCAGGGGCGTTTAACGATGTCTTAGGTGATGATGTGAGGGTTCTTTATAATCACGATGATAACATGGTGTTAGGTCGAACTAAGTCAGGCACAGCTAAGGTCTACTTGGATGGTGAAGGTAATTTGATGTATGAATACAAGACACCTAATCGAAGCTATGCTAAGGACTTGGAAGATGCTATTAATACAGGTGATGTCGATCAAAGTTCTTTTGCATTTGTGATTGAGGACGAGGAATGGCGCACAGAGGGTTCTAAGGATGTACGGACGATTAAAAAAATAGGTCGATTGTACGATGTAAGTCCTGTTACCTATCCTGCAAATCCTGATACATCGGTAGCGAAGAGGAGTTATGAGGCAGTACAAGAAGAAAAGCAAGAAATAGAAACGGAAATAGAAGCAAACGGTGGAATTAAAGAAGATGAACAGCGCAGCAAGGCACATGCGGACAAATTAAAATTGTCGATTGCCCTGCGTAAATTTTCTTAATTCTAAATTAAACACATGAGTGTAGTTAGAGAATTGCAGCAGGAAAAGAGAAGTTTGCTTGCCGAGCTGCAAGAGTTAAACACCCGAATCACGTCAGAAAGTAGGGCGATGACACCGGACGAGGAGCAAACATTTGACACAGTAAACCAAAAGATTACTGATGTTGATGGTAAAATTCGCAAACAGCAAGAGTTGGAAGCGAGATTGAAGGATATGGCTGCCGAAGAGCCACCTAAGCCAGAACCAAAGAAGATAAGCAGAAACGATGCTTATTGGAAGTGGGCAAGACGTGGAATGCGGGGATTGAGCCCACAGGAACAAAAACTTGTTGCTGAGAAAAGGGGTACAAATGACCAAATCACCACAACTGACTCATTAGGGGGTTACTTAGTGCCTGAAGGTTTCGGTGATGAGATCATTATGACGATGAAGCATTACTCTGGGATGTTGCAGGCTTCTAATCTGTACCGAACAGCTACCGGTAATCCTGTTCCGTTCCCAACTTTAAATGACACAACGAACACAGGTGCAAGAATTGGCGAAGGGGTTGCAGATTCTATAAGCGACTTGACTTATGGAGTTAAAAACTTGAACGCTTACACTTATACATCTAATGTAATCAAGGTGTCTTATGAGTTGTTGCAAGATAGCGCATTTGATATGTCAGCACACGTCAGAGATGTAGCAAGTGAGCGTATCGGTCGGATCCTAAATCAAGAATTAACTACAGGTACAGGTTCTTCACAACCTAATGGTATTATTACTGCGGCATCTACAGGAGAGACAGCAGCAGCGACAGGGGCTATTACAAGAGATGAGATTGTTGATTTAATTCATTCAGTTGATAGAGCGTACAGAAACGCAGGAAACACAGCGTTAATGATGCACGACAGCACATTGGCGGAAATTAGAAAGCTTGCTTTCGGTTCTGCTGATGATCGACCATTGTATCAGGCAGGTAATGCAAATGCAGGAGAGCCAGGAACAATTGAAGGTCAGCCATTTGTCATTAATAACGACTTTGACGAGTTGAGTGATGGTGCGGCTTCCGATGTAATTGCATTTGGTGACTGGTCTAAATACTATGTAAGAATTGTAAACGACATTCAGCTGATTAGATTGGATGAGCGTTACGCTGACGAACGCGTTGTAGGTTTCTTCATGTATCTACGAGCGGATTCTGAGTTGATGGATACAGCGGCTATTAAGTTGCTAACAACAGCAGCATCGTAGTATGAAGGTTAAACTGAAGAGAAGTTTAATAGGTAGTAAAAGTCGGGTGGGTGACATTGTAGACCTACCCGACAATACTGCTAAACGGCTTGTAAAAAAGGGATTAGCAATATTTGTTGAAGAACCGAAGAGTAACGCAAAAAGCAAGAAGGTAAATGTGGAAAGTAGACAGCGTAAGCGGAAGCGCACCACTAAGCGCAGCACAGGCAAAAACTCACCTAAGGGTTGACCATAGTGATGAGGACGCCTTAATTACTTCGTTTATAGACGCAGCTATAAATATGGTCGAGTTATACACAGGTCGAAAGTTGCGAAGGTCTACAATTATTGAACACCAAGAATGCTTTAAGCGAAGTTTGGACTTACGTTGGCCTGTTGTCGCATTGACAGAGGTGGCTTATATTCCGAGCGGTTCTGAAAGTTATAGTACAACAGATATTTACACAACCAGAGATACTTTAGAGAATAGGTACATTTTTCAGAAAGCTGATACAACTTATCCGACTATTTCAAGTGATGTTTACCCGTTACGGATAACATACACAACAGGATATGCAGATGGGGAAGTGCCTGATGCATTAATTCAGGCGTTGTATTTGTTCATCGGTAGAATGTACGAGAATAGGAGCGATGCAAGGGAGTTGCAGCAAGTAAGCACAACAATCCCTACAACTGCGGAATATTTTATGAATCCTTACAGATTAAATCGTTTTGCCTGATGGGAGTATTGAACAAAACAACACCGATTGGGGCATTAGATAGAAGGGTTACCCTTGTGACAAAGAGTTACACTCAAACAGATAGCGGTGCTATGTTACCAAGTGAGGCAACTACAACTGTATGGGGGCATATAAAGTGGAAGCGTGGTTATGAAAAGACAATCGGAGTCATGGAAAGTAATAATCCTGAGTTTGTAATAACGATACGATATAGAGACGATATTACAGAAGATACGATTGTCAGGTATGATGGAGAGGATTACGATGTGGTTTATATAGGTGAGCGTGAGCGTAGAAGGTGGTTAGATTTAGAATGCGTAAAAAGAGAAGCATAATGGCTGAGCCTAAGATGACAATGCACTTTAGCGATGAGAATTTACAGCGCATTTTGAAAAAGATGAAAAGACTGCCTGATGACATTCAGAAGGATGTTGCTGATGTAATTGATCGGGGTGCTAAGGATGTAAAGAACCAAGCAAGACGAGATGTTGCAATGGCTGATGATGTGGTCTTTAGGTACAAGAAAAAAAGCGGACGTAAAAAAGCTGCTAAAGGGAAAGGGGAGTTTGTAGCTGCCTATTATCCTGGCAACTTGCGGAAGTCCATTAGGATATTAGATAGACGATTAAAGAAGGCGCAAGAACCGAGTGCATTTGTAGGGCCATTATTTCGTAAAAGTGGATTTTACGGAAAGTTTGGAGAAACAAACAGAGTTGACCCTTATTACTTTTTGTTTTATGAATTAGGAACTTCTGAACAGCAGGGTAACGATGTATTGGGTAAGGCTAAGAGAGCGAATGAGGGAAAGATAAAAGCAGGATTAAGCAAGGCGGTTGAACGAGTTGTGAAAAAAGCAAACAAGTAATTGAAACTGATAAAAAGCATATACAGCATTCTAAGCAGCAGTACAGATGTTACTGACCTTTTGGGTGGTGCAACAAGTTTGCAGCCGATTAGGGCGAAGAAGCCTGCTGATTATCCTTTGTTAGTTTTCAGAATTACAAACACCTTGCCACACGATACAAAAAGTGGGCCGAGTACAATTGATAGGGTGGCGGTTAAGTTTATAATTGCCGCAAAAGATACAACGAGTTACGCAGCGATTGACAGATGTGTAGATATAGAAGAACAATTACGGTTATTGCTTGACAGATACGCTTACGGAACTGTGGCAGGGGTGCAGTTAGGAGGGGTTAGGTTTTTGGATAGTTATTTTTCTGATTGGCACGATGACGCTGATGTTCAAGAGTTGCATAGCGATTACCATTTTAGGGTGAAGAGAGACCCTGATTATAATGGACCACTTAATGTAGTACCAGAAGAATTGATAGTAGAAAGATTGGTTGTTGAAGATTTTGCGCCAACGTCAGGCAACACAATTACACTAAGCAATTTCCCTGCTGAAATATTGAATGTGGTTAGAAACGAAAGCCCTGTAATTGATTGGACAAGAGATGATAAGGTAATTACTTTTAATTCTGATGGCGATTTTGGGCAGTATGTAAGTCCTGAAGCCGTTAGAGTGGTCTACATCAAAAATTATAGCTAATGGCTGATGTAACAGATAGCATTTTTGAAGAAAGTTTTACTGTCAGCAGCGGCAATACAGTAACATTAACCCAAGAGCCGACTAAGGTGATTTGGGTAAGAAGAAATGAAACAGAGGTGATTGATTGGACAAGGAGCGGAGCCGTAATAACATTTGTGAGTGATGGTGATTTCGGGGTGTATGGAAGTGAAGTTGTAAAAATAAAATATGCGATATAAGATAATAACCATATTGATGTTTTTTGCTTTTGTTGGACAAGGGCAAAAGTTGTTTCAGTTAGAACGTGCTGATACATCTAATTATGTTGTTGTGACTAATTTTGAAGGGGTGCAGCGATATGTTACTGTGGATAGCTTGCAGACTTTATTGAGTAATACAGGAAGCTATACAAACGCTCAGATAGATAGTATTACGTCTTTATTGGTTAGATATACAGACACTTCAGCGATGCTCGAACCTTACATTACAGAATTAGAGGTAAACGATACATTGTCTGTTTATTACACCCAAACACAAACAGACAGCGCAGATGTTTTGAGAGTGCTTTACACAGATACAGCTGCAATGCTAACGCCTTACATAACCACATCAGAAGCAAGGAGTGAGATAAACGATACAGCACAAGCTATAAGGGCGGAACTACCATTCGTGGATTCAACCAGACTTTTTCAAGGTTCAATATTAGTCTACTATCAAGATGGTGTAGAGGTGGGTCGTGACACTTTAGACGTAGCATCAAAAAC